CGCTTCAAAGTCTCTTATCATTGCACATTTTGGGGAAGAGCCTCGTGATACAAAAGGCACTTTGCGTTGCGGAAAACCAATCTCTTCAGTTCTGCGGGATATGCCCCCTGAGCAGCGTGAGAAATTTTCTGACATCACCTGCTTCAGACAGGTAAGAGGGCTTGTGTCTTACAAGGGCAAGACCGTTGATGGAGAGGAAGTGGTTTATGAAAACCAACCGGTGATTTTGATGCTTAAAGGCACGAATTTTTCACCTTTTGAAGATGAGTTTATGAAGGCAATACCCCGAAACCGCAATCTTTGGGATTACCAGTCAAAACTCACATCGAAGCGGCATAAAAATGGATCCGTGACATGGTTCACATTTCACTTTGCACCTGACCTCAAAAATCCGTTGGGGCTCGATGAAACCGTTTTGGAAAGCATCAAAGCTATTCGTGATGCAATCCGATCGGAAAACAAACGTGTAGACGCCGCATATCAAGCGGCCTTGCGTAACGCCAATCTCGACCAAGCCGCCCTAGATGCTATCGAAGGCAGTTTGGAAGATGATTTCACTGATGCTGCTTAATGCTTGAGCCGCAAATTCATATGGCGTTGGATCGTCTATCGAACGATGAGTTCGACCAATTGCGAGTTGATCCCGCTTGGATAGACGAAGCTGCAGAGGCGTTTAAGGACGCCCTGCAGCGCCAATTAATTGATAGAGGGAAAAACGACTTTCGTTTGCGTATGAGCAACGTTGGCCGCCCCCTCTGTCAGTTGCAAATGGCGGCTAATGGTGCTGACGCATCACGCAAGCCTTATAATTTCAAAATGATGATGCTTATCGGCGATGCAGTTGAATGTATCACTGATGTCATTCTCAAAATCGCTGGTGCAAATATTACCGGCGGGAAAGATCAGGTACAGCTTGAATTAGCCGGCACTGTTATAAATGGCACCGATGACGTCGAAATTGATGACAAGGTTTTTGACATCAAATCGTGTTCTCCTTGGGCCTTTAATAACAAGTGGTCAAAGGGCTATGAACATCTGCGTGATAACGATGATTTCGGCTATGTTGGCCAATTGATGGGTTATGCAAAAGCTAAGGGCAAGGATCCTGGCGGCTGGATCACTGTTTGCAAAAGCACTGGTCAAGTTAAGGTTACGCTAGCTGATGTTTCTGCAAAAGAACGTGCGCAGGTAAAATCCAAAATCGAGGCAAACGTCAAAGCGGTAAATACAAATGCGCCGTTTAAACGCTGCTTTAAACCTGTGCCAGACAAATGGCGGGGCAAAGAGACGGGTGCAAAGAAGCTGTGCAAGACCTGCGAGTTTTGTAGCTACTTAGGCGCCTGTTGGCCTGAAGCAGAATATAAGCCTCATCCCTTGTCGGAAGCTCAAAACCCGCCGAGATACTGGTACGTGTAGGATAAATGGCAATAAAAACTTCGTCTGCGAAGGCGAAGGGAAGGCGTTTGCAGCAATTTGCTCGTGATTGCATTTTAGCTGCTTTCCCCAAGTTAGATCAATCCGACGTGCGCTCCACATCAATGGGCGCAGCCGGGGAAGATGTGTTGCTTTCAAAGGCTGCACGGGATGCTTTTCCTTACAGCGTTGAATGCAAATCACTGAAGTCGGTTGCCGTCTACAGACACCTAGACCAGTGCATTTCCAATTGCCCCAAGGGCGCTGAACCCTTGGTGATCATTAAAGCTGACCGCCGTGCGCCACTGGCCATTATCGATGCCGAACATTTTTTTGAACTCATAAAAAGAAAGGCAAAATAATGCCTAATAATATCGAAGAGAATACCATGAACATTAAAATCCGATGTGAAGTGGATGGGTTTGTGGAAGTCACAGTGGAGCACCACTTAACTGAAGACTTGGCCGAAGAGGATGTTGAATCATATCTGGATCTGCTGAACGGGCTGAACCTGATGCTCAAACATCACCCAGAATTTATTGCAATGCACGGGTATATGGCCAGAAGCCTGGCCAATTTCAATGACGATGAAATTCAATTTGAGCCAAGCGAAGAGCTCATGGAAGCCATCAACACCGGCAATGTCGTTCGCATAGATAAAAAGAAAATTCACTGATGGGAATTAAACCGATGAACTCTGTTGAGCGCAAAGCGGCGATCGATCGTGCGATGCAAAATCGTATTGCCAATGAGCCTTATGATGAAGATCCCAATCCTCAATTGGATGTGGTCAATAAACCCCTGCATTACAACGCCGCTGGGATCGAATGTATCGATGCCATGGACGCTATGGTTGAGGGCGCCGATGTTGCAGCCCACGAGGCTTATTGCTGGCAAAATGCGTTCAAATATCTGTGGCGTTGGCCATACAAAAACGGGCTCGAAGATCTCAAAAAAGCCCGTTGGTACATAGACCGATTAATCTCCCAAATCGAAAGGAACGGGCAATGACGCCGGGATACGAATATTACGATCACGAGAATGAATCTTTGCGTGATCCTGCTACCTATTTGGGCAAAACGCCCCTCGAAATGGTGCGCCAATTTCACAAGGTTATGGGCCAAAGCATTGGGCATGAATACGTTCAAAACTCTGATCTAGATCGCCTGAGACTGAAGCTCGTTGCTGAAGAATTTGACGAAATCTGCGCTGCTGAAACGCCAGAAAATCTCGTAAAGGAATTGGCCGATCTTGTTTACGTGCTCTTCGGTTATGCAGTCGCTTTTGGCTGGGATTTAGATGAGGCTGTGCGCCGTGTTCATGCCTCAACTATGAGCTAGCTAGGTGACGAAGGCCGCCCAATCAACCGTGACGATGGTAAGGTTCAAAAAGGTGTAAACTATCAAGAACCTGACATGTCAGATTTGGTGAAAATACCATGATGAATTGTCTTCGGTGTGAAACCGAATTGATCTGGGGCGGCGATCACGAATGCGAAGAAAGCGATGACTATTCGATAGTCAGCAATCTCTCCTGCCCCTGCTGCCACATGTTTTACTTAGCCTATCTTCCCGAGGAACCCGATGAGTAGTTTTAAAAGTAATCTGAACCCGATGTTTCGGAGTAAGTTTTCCGAAGATATTTTTCACCATAAATACGCCCATGAGGGTGCCGAAACTTGGGATGCTTTGGCATCAACGCTGGTCACAGATGTTTGCGGAGAATTTTTGCAAAAAGACGATGTGCAGCGCCTGTACGAGTTTATTCGGGATCTTAAATTTATTCCTGGTGGGCGGTATCTTTATTATTCTGGCCGGCCAAATAAATATTTCAATAACTGCTACCTTTTGCGGGCTGAAGAAGACAGCCGTGAGGATTGGGCAAACCTCAGTTGGAAGGCAGAAAGCTGCCTCATGACCGGCGGTGGCATCGGCGTGGATTATAGCGTTTATCGCCCCGCTGGATCAGCTATTCATAAAACTGGTGGCACGGCTTCCGGGCCGATCCCAAAGATGAATATGATCAACGAAATCGGCCGCAGAGTCATGCAGGGTGGTTCCCGCCGATCAGCCATCTACGCCAGCTTAAATTGGAAGCATGGCGACATTATGGAATTTTTAAATGCCAAGGATTGGCAATCCATGAAAGTTGGTAATACAGGTCAGAGCCTCTGGGATATTAAGCAGGATGATTTTAATTTCCCTGCGCCGCTCGACATGACAAATATCAGCGTAAATTACGATACTGACTGGCTCTTAAATTACTACAACACCGGTGACATTGGGTCGGTGTTCATAGAAAACGTGCATCAGGCAATGAAGACTGCCGAGCCCGGGTTTTCATTTAATTTCTTCGACAAAGAAGATGAAACTTTGCGTAACGCTTGCACTGAAGTTACCAGTGCTGATGACAGTGATGTTTGCAATCTTGGCTCAATAAATATGGGCCGCATCGAAGACATCCACGAGATGGCCGAAGTCGTAGAACTGGCCACCAAATTCCTGCTTTGCGGAACCCTAAAAGCAAAGCTACCCTACGAAAAAGTTGAAATGACCCGTGCCAAAAATCGGCGCTTGGGTCTTGGCCTAATGGGTATTCACGAATGGTTAATCCAA